CATTATCTTGAATATGAAATGCAATATCCTGATCAAGAAAATGCATTTGATGATGATTCTGACCCATACGAAACAGGCTTCAATGAAGTGCATAGTCTTGATGATATTTTACCTGCTATCAAAAGAAGTATAAAAGAAAACACATCTTTCAAATTTAGAACAAGAGATGACTACGAGGTTATTGTGAACCCAAGAATTTCAAAAAATATTTACGAAACATATTTGAAATTGAATGATTACAATAAAGAAAAATTTGCAAATAATCTCGTAGAAAGTAAAACCAGTTTTTGGAAAGTCGCATCATTTGCAACAAAGTAAGGATAAAACATGAGTACCGCATTTAGACCTGTAAGTTATACTGCATTAGCAAACGTAGCATCTGTTTCTACGGGTTCAGCATCTACAGGAGCATTTGCACCAAAGAGTCATGCAAGCGTATTAAGGGTTGCAACTACTGTTGATGCATATGTTAATATTGTAAGTCAAGCCGCCGATGTTGTGGCTGATGTAAATAATGTATTAGTTCTCAGCGGAGATCCTGCATACATTAAAGTAGATACAATCAGAGGTGAGATATCGAGCATCACAGATCCTGGTTCAGGTTCAACAACGGTTGTATTAAATCAACCAGATAATGGAACTGCACATGCGTTTGTTGTTGGAGATCTTGTTATTTTTGAAAATACAACAAATTACAATTCTTATACAGTTTCAGGTGGAACGTTACCTGTTGTTACTGCCGTTACAAATTCTAGTGCATTCACAGTGGCATCTTCTGGTAGTTCAATAGCAAACGAAACTTCTGGTACAGTGAGAAAAGCATATAAGATGGGTATCAAAGCCACCACGGGTACAGGTAAAGCATCAGTACACGAAGTAACTTTACAAGGTTAATATGTTAAAATTTACAGATTTTTTCGATGGAAAAATAGAAGAACCAGTAGAAGTAGATCCTCATTCGGGCGATCCTCTTGATGAAAGAGTTCTTGGCGTCCAAGATCGAATGAAACTTTCTCGTAGAATGAAACGTTTTCAACATAGAATACAGAGAAAACGGAAAATCCAAATGAGAAGAAAAGCAGATTCAGGTAGACTACAAAAAAGAGCAAGAAAAGGTGCCAGAAATGATATGAAAAAGAGAGTTTCTGGAGGTAAATCTTATAGAAAAATGAGTTTTGGTATGAAAAAAATGATAGATCAAAAGTTAGAAAATAAAGCAAAACAAAGTGCTATCAAAAGATTTACAAAAAGAAAAGTAAAGGATAAACGTAAACTAGACATTGCGAGAAGAAAATGAAATTAATTACAGAAATTAATGAGGATCTTGAATACGTTATTGAAGGTACAGGAAATAATAAAAGTATGTACATCAATGGTGTATTCATGATGAGTGAGACAAAAAATCGCAATGGAAGAATTTATGGTAAAGATATTTTATTCAATGAAGTAAATAGATATCGTAAAGAATATGTAGATAAAAATAGAGCATTTGGCGAACTCGGACATCCAGAAGGACCTACAATAAACCTTGAGCGAGTTTCGCATATGATTAGAGAACTAAAAGAAGACGGAAATAATATTGTAGGTAAAGCGAAAATTATGGACACACCTTATGGTAACATTGTCAAAAATTTGATTAATGAAGGTGCCAAGTTAGGTGTATCTTCAAGAGGTATGGGTTCTCTTGAAGAAAAAGGTGGTGCTAACTATGTCAAAGATGATTTTTATTTGGCGACCGCCGCAGACATTGTAGCAGACCCTTCTGCTCCCGATGCGTTTGTTGATGGTATTATGGAAGGTAAAGAGTGGATTTGGGATAATGGTGTGGTTAAAGAGGCCACTATCGCAAAGATTAAAGAAAGTATTAAGAGAAGTCCTGCTTCTAATCTTGATAATAACAAGTTGAAAGCATTTAATTCTTTTCTTTCTAAACTTTAGGTATTATAAATATAAACAGAGATTTTCTCAAAATATTAGGAGTTTCTATGTCAAAGAAAGAAATTCTGGAGCAGGAGCAAGAAGTGCAAGAAGAAACTGAAGTTCAGGTTTCAGAAAATAGTCAGGTAGAAGAAGATTTATCGGCGCCTGGCCAGAGCAAATCAACTACAGATAAAACAAATACACAAGCCACAGGTGTAAGGGCGGCTAAAAGATCGTTAGATAAGAAAAGCCCTCAAGATGCTCAGCCTAGTCTATCGGCAGATCAGAGTTCCGACGATGTTGGTGCTGATCCTACGAAGAGTGGTGCTGAAGATGGTGGCCAGTCAACATCAAAACCAAACTACACTCAAAGTGTAGGTAAAGCAAAGTCAGGAAAAATGTCAGAATCAGCAACTAGAATGGGCATGATTAAAGATATCTATGACCTATTACAAGAGATGGATAAAGATTCGATTGAAGAAGTACGTAAGGCACTTTCTGAAGAAGAATCAGGTGAAGAAACAGAAGAGGCTGAAAATACTCAGGTTCTTTCTGAGGACGAACTTGAAGAATTGAAGAAAGAGTATCAAATCGATATTAAATCTGATGTTGAGGCTTTGATTCAAGGTGAAGAGTTGTCCGAAGAATTCAAGGAAAAAGCGGCAACAATTTTTGAGGCCGCAGTATTTGCAAAGGTAAACGAAGAGGTTAACCAAAGAGTAGAAACTCTTGAAGAGCAATACAAAACTCAGTTAGAAGAAACCATTCTTGAGACAAGAGAAGAAATGGTCAAGAAAGTCGATGACTACTTGAACTATGTTGTTAAAGAGTGGATGCAAGAGAATGAATTGGCAATTGAAAAAGGAATTAGATCCGAGATTGTTGAAGATTTCATGGTTGGTCTTAAAAATCTTTTTGTCGAACATTATATCGACATTCCAGAAGAAAAGGTTGATCTTGTTGACGATCTTTTTGCTAAGGTTGAAGACCTTGAAGAATCCTTGAACAAAGAGATGGAAAAGAATGTAGATATGCAAAGCGAACTTAAAGAATATAAGAAGTTTGAGGCTATCGCAAACATTTCTGAAGATCTTACAGATGTTCAAGTAGAAAAAATGCAAAAACTCGCTGACAGTGTAGACTATGATTCTGAAGAAGAGTATGCAGAAAAATTGCAGGTAATTAAAGAAAATTATTTTCCTGCTAAAGGTTCAGTTGCTACAGAAGAAGCATCTACAAATGATGATTCACAACCTGAAGTATTAACTGAAGAGGAAGCCAAAGAAGTTGAAGAAACGGCAGAAATGTCTGACACTATGAAATGGTATAGTTCGGCTATCTCACGAACAATTAAAAAATAATCCTAACGCACCCTATAGGAGAAAGTAAATATGTATTTGTCTGAACAACTACAAAAAAAATGGGGTCCAATTCTTGAGCATCCAGATCTTGGAAATATCAAGGACCCTTATAAGAGAGCAGTAACAACTCTCTTGTTAGAAAACCAAGAAAAAGCACAGAGTATGGACAATGAAGTCCTCTCTTCACAAAACTTCTTGACAGAAGCAGGTTTTGGTGCTGGTACAATGCCAGATACACCTGCCGCTCACACGGCAGCCGGTGGTGGTCACGTTGCAAAATTTGACCCAATTCTCATTTCTCTCGTAAGAAGAGCAATGCCTAACTTGATTGCATATGACATTTGTGGTGTGCAACCAATGACAGGTCCTACTGGTCTTATTTTCGCAATGAGATCTAAGAAAGGTTCTGGTTCAGGTAGTGAAACATTCTACGATGAAGTAACACCAGCATATTCAGGTAATACCAATACAACTGATACAACTTCATTGAACCCAGGTCTTATGATTGTTGCTAATGCTTCTGCTACAGGTGGTGGTGCTGGTAACACATCTTATCTTGACACTGGTGGTCCTATGGAAACCGCTAGAGCAGAACATTTGACACCTGCTAATATGTCTTTCAGTATCGAGAAGTTGAGTGTAACTGCTAGATCAAGAGCATTGAAAGCAGATTACACAATGGAAGTCGCCCAGGATCTTAAAGCCGTTCACGGTCTTGATGCTGAAACAGAACTTTCCAACATTCTCTCAGCAGAAATTCTTGCTGAAATTAACAGAGAAGTTGTACGTAAGATTTACGGTGAAGCAAAAATTGGCGCACAACATAACACAACCGCCGCTGGTATTTTCGATCTTGACACCGACTCTAATGGTCGTTGGTCTGTTGAAAAATTCAAGGGTCTCATGTTCCAGATTGAGCGTGAAGCAAACGCTATCGCAAAAGACACACGTAGAGGTAAAGGTAATATCATCATTACTTCTTCTGATGTTGCTTCTGCATTGCAAATGGCTGGTGTTCTTGATTATACACCTGCTCTTGATAGCAATAACATTAGCCCAGATGACACAGGCAATACTTTTGTTGGTGTTCTTAATGGTCGCTACAGAGTGTATATCGATCCATATGCAGTAGCCAGTTCCACAAACTGGTTCGTAGTAGGTTATAAAGGTTCTTCAGCATATGATGCTGGTATCTTCTACTGCCCATATGTCCCATTGCAAATGGTACGTGCGGTTGATACTAATACATTTCAACCAAAAATTGGATTTAAGACTCGCTATGGCATGGTCAGAAATCCATTTGCCCAAGGTTCAACAGCCAGAAGTTCAGTTGCCGGTTTTGATATCGGTGGTGATGATACTACATCTGTACAAAGCAACGTCTACTACAGACTTGTTCGTGTAAATAACTTGATGTAATTTTTCTTGTACATTAAGTTATAGTTAAAAGGGGGATCCATCTCACGAGGGTCCCCTTTTTTTGTATGAAAAACTTGGTGATCCCAAACAAAAATACCCCCTCCAAAATCCGGATGGAAAAATCACCCAAAAAGTCGGCTTAAAAATGATATTTGTAATTGGTAATGGTGCCTCACGAAAAAATGTAAATCTAAACATTTTAAAACAACATGGTAAAGTTATTGGATGCAATGCTCTTTACAGAGATTTTGCTCCTGATCATTTGTTCGCAAACGACTCAATCATATTACATGAAATTTTATCGAGTGATTATCCCAAACATCATGAAGTTTTTTTACTAAAAGGAGAAATACAATTTTTATCAGAAGATTTATATTTCAATATTAAAATGGGTCTCTCTAATATTACAGAGAATGAAAAAAATAATTCGACAGAATTTATTGTTCACGGAATGAATGATAGTGAACCATATCTTACATGGCTACCTCGTGGTCATAAACTAAAAGAAACGTCTTGGGTAGAAACTGATGATATTCTAATATACAATACAGGATTTAACGCATGTAGATTAGCATGTGAGTTATATCCTGATGAAGATATTTACATGATAGGTTTTGATATCTTTGGTAAGAGGAACAATTTGTATGATGGTACATACGGATATCACGATCCAGAAAGAGAACATTATGAAGAGCAGGGATGGGTAGTTATTTTTAATCAATTACCATCAATATATCCGAATATAAATATAAGAAGAGTTATAGATTATGGACCAGAACTTGAAAACATACAAAGTATTACTTACGAAGAATTATGTCAACATTCTCAAATCAACCTGACAACTTTAATTACTTCAACCCAGTAGGGTTCAAATTTGAAGTAGATAAACTTCCAAATGTTAATTTTTTCTGTCAATCTGCTACACTACCTGGACTCACACTAGGAGAAGCAACTCTACCAAACCCATTTAGAGATATACCAACACCAGGTGATAAAATATTATTTGAGGAATTAACAATTAGATTTATTGTTGATGAAGAACTACAAAATTGGCTTGAAATGAAAGAGTGGATATTTGGATTAGGATATCCAAACCGTCAAGAAGAATATGTTAAATTAGCAAAAGAAAATTCAGGTATAAAACCAAAAGGAAACAAATACTCAGAAGGTGTTCTTATGATTTTGACCAGTCATAAAAATGCACAAATCAAAGTTACTTTTCAAGATCTATGGCCAGTGACTTTATCTGGTATACAAATGGATTCTTCTGTAACTGAAGTAGATTATATTACCGCAGATGCCACATTTGCGTACACAATATATAATGTAGAACGATTAATTGGAGAACATTAATTATGAGGTTTGATGAAATTAGAAGAAATACAAGAATCATGGTCCAGTGACAGTCAAATTGATGATACAGAATTAGATAATGAATCTCTCAAAATTCCTGAATTACATCACAAATATTTTAGAATATTTTCAGATGAAAAACTCAAACTTGTGCGAATGTATTCAAAGCAAAAAGAGTTACGCAGACTAAAATGGTTGTATTACACAGGAAAACTTGATCAAGAAACACTAGAAAATTTAGAATGGCATGTGTTTGAACTTGACATAAAAAAGAACCGAAGTGATTTAGAAATGTTTATAGAATCCGACAAAGATATTCTAGAATTAGTAGAAAAAATATCATATCAAAAAGAAAAAATAGATTATTTAGAATCAATTATTAAAACATTAAATACACGAGGGTTTCAAATTAAGAACGCAATTGATTGGAAACGCTTTACTATGGGGACTTGAATGTATGATATATTGATAATGACAGGATCATCATTAGATCCTGCTGATGGTGGTACAATGGGTGGTACTGAAAGACAAATTCTTTCCGTTGCCGAATCATTGGCACACGAAGGTTTAGATGTTGCAATAGTACATTCTATTACAGATGGTACTGATAAAGTTATTAATGGAGTAAAACATTTGAATACCTATAGACATTATTATGATTATTCTAAAGTAAGATTGATGGCAAATCATTTTGGATATTCTGGTAATTTTCACAGAAACTATACTATGAGTAATGTTCATGTACCTCCAATGTCACCTATTGAAATGAATTGTGCAGAAAAAACATATTGTTGGTTTCACAACTGGTTTCATCTTTCTAATAATGATTATCCTAGAATTTTTAATTCTAAAGCGGTAGCAAAATATGTTTATGAACAAAATCCTTTTAGTCACATGGTAAAAAAATTACCTGATGATAAAGTAATTTACTATATGATTCCTAAAGGACTAGTCGTACAGCCACAAGAAAAAAGACAGGATTATTTGTTCTGGATGAGTGCTTTCGGTAAAGGCATGAAAGAAGCAATTTTAATGTATATTTCTTTGTTTGAGAGAGGCTTGACTAAAAGACCTTTCCACATTGCAATACCACCGCAAAGAGACAGAAAAGATGTAGAAGTAGTAGAAAAAATGTTAATAGATGTGAATAAGAATGGATATCCTATAAGATTTTTTGGTGAGATGAAGTATGCTGATGCATTGACTAAATTAAGTAAAGCCGCCTGTCTTTTTCGACCTGGATTACCTCAAGAGACATTTGGACTTGTTTACTTAGAAGCAAATCAATTAGGTGTTCCTGTTCTCACATATAAGGGTGATGCAGGAGAAGAAATTTTACAAGATAAACACAATATGTTAATAGATAAACATCACAAACTACAAGACATATCGAACTGGTTAATAGATATAGACGAGCAAAAAACAACAGTAGACATGAGCAAATTTGATCCAGATAGAATAAAGAAACAGTGGATTAAATTGATAGAAAATGCATAATGCTATACGAACATGATACACTGCTCATAGACAAAAAGAATGAAGTGTTCATGACGGTGCAAGCCGAACCTGGACTCGCAAGAGAATTGAGTGATTTTTTTACATTCTTTGTTCCAGGATATCGTTTCATGCCATCATATCGAAATAAGATATGGGATGGTAAGATACGACTTTATAATCTACAAAACAAGTATCTTTATAGTGGTCTCATAGACTATGTTGAGAAGTTTGCTTCAGAACGTGAATATAAGATAGACTACAAAACAAATCCAAAAAACGTAAATGGTTATAATGAGAATGACTATGAAAGACTTGTGCGTTCTCTCAATCTTGAAATAGAACCACGAGATTATCAGAGAGATGCATTTCTACATTCAATCAATAATGAACGTGCATTGCTACTCTCACCAACCGCATCTGGTAAATCTCTTATCATATATTTGTTGCTACGGCACTATCAAATGAGATTGACAAATTTTAAGGCAATTGTTATAGTACCTACTACATCTCTCGTGGCACAGATGAATTCTGATTTTGCAGACTATGCAAAGAAAGATCGTTGGAAAGTTGCAGAAAATACACACATGATTTATTCAGGTCATGATAAAGTATCTGACAAACCTATATTCATATCAACTTGGCAATCACTTTATAAAATGCCTCTCAGTTATTTTTCAGATTTTGATGTAATTATAGGAGATGAATGTTTATCACCTGATACTGATATTATAATGAAAGACGGATCGTTTAAAAAAATAAAAGATATTTGTGTTGGTGATTATGTAAAAACATACAATGAAATATCAAAAGAAATAGAAAACAAACCTGTATTGAAAGTCCATAAAAATATATCAATAAAAGAAAAAATGTATGAAATAACATTGGATGGAATTAATAAAATTCAAATTACAGGTAATCATAAAGTCCTATTAACCAATGGAGTATGGAAACGGGCTGATAGTCTTAAAATAGGAGATCGTATAAAAGGTTCAATAGTTACCTCAATAGTAGAATGTGCTCCTACTGATGAAGTCTATAATTTACACATTGAAGATAATCACAACTATTTCGCTAATGGTATTGTAGTATCAAATTGTCACCAATTTAAAGCGAAATCTCTGACTGCAATTATGGAGAAGGCGGTCAATACCAAATATCGTTTTGGTACAACTGGAACACTTGACGGCACACAAATACACCGTCTTGCATTGGAAGGATTATTTGGACCTGTTTATAAAGTCACGACAACAAAGAAACTGATTGACAACAAGACACTATCACAGTTTGAGATCAAAGCATTGGTCCTGCAATATTCAGATGAGACATGTAAAGCACTCAAAGGAGCAAATTATCAAGAAGAAATAGATTTTCTTGTATCAAATGAGAAACGAAACAACTTTATACGCAATTTAGCACTCAGTCTAAATACTAATACATTGATATTATTTCAACTGGTTGAGAAACACGGTAGAATTCTATATAAGTTGATTAAGGATAAAACGAATGAACGACCAGTCTTTTTCGTCTATGGAGGAACCGACACAAACGACCGAGAGCAAATCAGAGGAATCGTTGAACGAGAGTCCAATGCCATTATTGTTGCGAGTTACGGCACTTTTTCTACTGGCATCAATATTACTAATCTTCATAATGTCATTTTTGCTTCCCCATCTAAATCTCGCATAAGAAATTTACAAAGTATAGGAAGAGGATTGAGAAAGAATGAACAAAAAAATATTGCGATATTATATGATGTTGCCGATGACCTATCTTATAAGTCTCATAAAAACTACACTCTTAACCATTTCATTGAACGTATCAAAATATATAATGAAGAACAATTTGAATACAAAATTCTTACAATACCAATCGGAGAATGATATGTCTACGTATAAATACATTCATCTTACAAACGGTGATCACATCTTTACAGAATTACATTTTCCGAAAGAAAAAACGGGGTTCTTTAAATTAAAACGCCCATTAAAATTAACAATGCAAGAAGATGAAAATCACGTACACTTTGGCTTTATGCCGTGGATACCATTCTCTGATGATGAAGAAGTGCCATTACAAGCGAAATCAGTAATTACAATGGCAAATCTAAATGATGAGTATAAAGAAATGTATATAAGAGGACTAGAACATCATACAAAAATGGAAGATGTAATAGATTTTGAAGACTCTGAAATACCTAATGTACTTTTAAATTAATCATATCAAACGGGACACACCTATAATAACACATTGTCAAGCATTTGTCAAGCCCTTGACTTTTTCATATAGTATGTTATACTGTACAATAATGAAAGGAGTTACTAATGGCTAAAACAAGACACTACGTAAACAATGCAGATTTTTTAGAAGCCCTTATTAAATATAAAGCGGACATTGAAATTGCAGAAAAAAATGAAGAAGAGAAGCCTCTACTACCTGATTATATTGGAGAGTGTTTTCTATTAATAGCACAACGATTATCTTACAGACCAAACTTCATCAACTATGTATTTAAGGATGATATGATATCCGATGGCATAGAAAATTGTTTACAGTATGTGCATAATTTTAATCCTGAAAAGTCACAAAATCCTTTTGCATATTTTACACAGATAATTTATTATGCCTTTATTCGTAGAATTCAAAAAGAGAAAAAACATTTGTATGTGAAGTATAAAGAGATGGAGCGAATGCACTATCTTGAAGATAATGTTGAACATGGACAATATGATACCTCAGGAGAACTCATGACAGAGGTTGCATCTAATGACATGAGAATAATGATAGGTGATTTTATTGCTGAATTTGAACAGAAAAAAGCGGCCAAAAGAAAACCTAGAAAAAATGTTGCAGAATATGCAGGAATATACTCTATATAGAACTTCTCTTGTGAGAGTATTAGGAGAAATGAAAATAGCACACATTTATATAGGTGAAGGTCTTCCTAAAAAAGAAGTTCAATCTGCTACTTTAACAACTACGGGTTTTGTTGGAGATAAGCAACGATGGAAAAGACATGGGCCTCCTTTGCGAGATATTGTAATATGGAGTTTAACTCGTATTGAAGAATTAATGAATGAGGGACATCCTATTTTTCCTGGCGCATGTGGGGAAAATTTAGTTATTGAAGGAAAGGAATATTTTAAATTGAAAAAGGATGATATTTTAACCATAGGAGATTCTATATTAAAACTAACTTTTCCTGCCGATCCTTGTAATCAAATTAAAGAATTTTTTACTTCTAATATGAATCTGGTGCATGATAAAATACCTAGATGGTGTTGTGATGTACTTTATGCAGATGAAAAAGAGATGTGTGTAAATGATCAAATAACACTACTTCATAAAAAATGAAAATAATATGAAAATAGCATTAATTACGGATACCCACTGGGGTGCTAGGAATGACAATAAAATATTTGCTGATTATTTTTCTAGATTTTATGACAATATATTTTTTCCTTATATCGATGACCATAATATTAAAACATGCATACATTTAGGTGATGTCGTTGATAGAAGAAAATACATTAACTTTAAGACCGCAAATGATTTGAGAGAAAATTTTGTAGAACGATTATGGGAGATGAATGTTGACACACATATGATTGTCGGCAATCATGATATCTACTACAAGAATACAAATCAGGTCAATTCTCTTCATGAACTTTTTAGCACCGCAGATCATATTCTTGAACCTTGGATCTATGCAAGCCCACGAGAATTTGATTTTGATGGTACTAAAATTCTCATGATGCCGTGGATTAATTCAGATAATTATACAGAATGCATGGAAGCAATCAATAATTCTTCTGCACAAATTATGATGGGACATCTTGAAATCAATGGTTTTGAGATGCATCAACATGGTCAAATATGTGATGCAGGTTTTAGTGCAGACATGTTTTCTAAATTTGATTTAGTTTACAGTGGGCATTTTCATCACAAATCTACACAAGGTGGTATCACATATCTTGGTAATCCTTATGAAATAACTTGGTCTGATTTTGGAGATGCAAGAGGTTTTCATGTGTTTGATACGAATACACGAGAACTGGAATTTATACAAAATCCGTATCACATGTTTTATAAGATTTATTACGATGATAACAAAGAAACATTTGAGACTATTAAAGAAAGAGATTACGGTATTTACACAGGAACAATTGTTAAGGTTATTGTTACTGAAAAGAACAATCCGTATTGGTTTGACACAATGCTTGATGAGTTATACAAAGCGGATGTCGCAGATGTTTCTGTGGTTGAGAATGTTGATCTTGAATTTGAAAATGATGAATCTGTAGTTGATGAAGCCGAAGATACTTTGACTATTTTGAGTAATTACATTGATGGTTTGAATATTCAAAAGAATAAAAAAGAACTTGACAATCTTATAAGAACACTTTACAATGAGGCATTGGACTATGAAATCACAGCCTGAAGAAGAAATGGAAACTATTACTTTGGATATATCCGATGATGTATTTATGAAACTCGCCATGCAAGCACATGAGAGAGATGTGACACTCAATACGCATATTATTGATGTGTTAAAAGATAAATTGAAAGATTTGGATTATCAATTTGAGAATGGAACAAAACCTCAACTCCTTACTGAAAAACAAACTTGATGAATTAGAGGTTCTTGAAAAAGAACTGCATGATTGCAAATCAGTAGTTAAAGGTAAAATGCATATGCGAGATATCGTAAGTGGATATGTATATTCTAAAAAATCAGAAATTATTGAGATATTGAAATCTAATTATGATAAACTTTAATAAGATATGATTTTATTTTCGCAGGTGAGATGGAAAAATCTGCTATCAACAGGTCAGGTTTTTACAGAGGTTGATCTAAAAAGAAATCCAACAACTCTGATTGTTGGTGAAAATGGTTCTGGAAAATCTACGATACTTGATGCACTCACATTCAGTCTGTTCGGTAAAGCATTTCGTAACATAAAAAAACCACAACTCATCAATTCAATTAATGAACAGAATTGTATTACTGAAGTAGAATTTTCTATAGGTAAAAAACATTTTCTTGTTCGTAGAGGTATCAGGCCAAATATTTTTGAGATTGAAGTTGATGGTGTCATGATAAATCAAGA